GGCCGTCGGCCCACGGCGTTCCGGCGAACGGCTTGTGCAGGATCAGAATGTTCGGCACGAACAATCCCTCATCCGGCGGTCCAAGCAGCAGCACGCCGAAGTGCTCGCGCAGGGTGCGCAGCGCCCCGAAATTGTCGTCAGACGCAGCCTCGATCATCCAGCGCAGCGTCGGCGCCTCGGCGTCGTCGCCGATCGGCGAGGCAAGCAGGTGCTGCAGGCAGCGGCGCCCCTCGTCCAACTCTTCAATCACGCTGTCGCCGACCTGCGGCAAGCCGAGCCGCTTCCACAAACGAGCCGCAGCGCGCGACCCGTGGATCATCCGGCATTCCTTCAGCGTCGCGAGCTTCGCAAGATGCACCGACAGCGCTTCGTCCGATCCGGGAAATTCGCCGGCAGCATCCTGCGCAGCAGATGTCTCGCGGCCCGGCAGGCTGTAGCTGCCATGCTTACGCAGCGCCGGCAGCACTTCGTGCGCCAGAAACCGTTTGAACCGCTCGGCCTCAGGCTTGCGAGAGGAGAAGATCAGCCGAAACACACCAGCCTCGGAGACGACGATCATGGTCTGGTCGCCACGAGGGGTACCTACAATACAGGTACCCCTTTCGTCGCTGTCGAGGCGTTCGAGCGCCTGATGATGCTTGGCGATTTGGAGAACGTCGCAGACATCCTTGCCGACGAACCATGGCTCGCCGTTCGGCTTGTAAACGCGAACGAGATGGTCCTCAAAACCGAACGGTATAATGTTGGATTGTGCAGCGGTCATAGCATTGCCCTTCGAGCGGCATTGTTACCGCACCATGGGCTTTCTCGACCCGCTGGTGGCGGGGGCTAGAAACCTGCTCGAAGACAGGCGGACTTCTTAGGCGCTTTCGCGCCCTATCCGTCGCACCCCCGCCATAGGGGCATGTCGCGTTCTGATTTTAGGATTCGACAAGGCCGTCATGACGGGGCAGCATCCGCTTCGAGAACAGGAGTTTCTAGCTCCGACATCACATAAACAAATGCGAATCGATCTGTCAATTGCAATGCTGCAGAATGCTTGTCGCAGCCTTTTTGATTACCGTTGGTATTTTGGTCTACCAGTTCGTCAGCAACAAGCAGACGAGAGACGAGAGCATTGCAGAGGCTAGGCGCGATCCTGACACCACAATCTTTTCACTCATTGGGGCCGCTGCACTCGTCGCTTTTTGCATCTCGATATTTGTACCATCGTGGTTTCGCGCTATCGGCGCCTACAGCCTGATTGCGGCAGTTGCTGCGACAGCGCTAGCTCTGATTTCAGACGCGGCTGGTAAGCGCCGACGCTAGGCAACTAGCCCATCCCCATCGTCATGCCCTGACTGGCCATGCTTTCCAGGCCACTCAGCAGTGCCGTTCCGGCACCGAACCACGCCGCCGTCATCGCGGCATCACCGCTCACCGTCGCGCCTGCCTGATTGTACAGCGCCGTCAGCGCCTGCCCGGCCGAGCCCGCCGCCTGCCCGCGCAGCGTCGCGACGTTGGATTTGACGTTGGCGCGCTCGACCGAGAAATTGACACCGGACATGTCGACATCGGATTGCACGCGGCTCGCTGTCACCGCTTGCGTCACCAACGGCGATCCGAACGACGGATCGAGATGGTTTCCGGCGAAGTAACTGCGCTGGGCCGCAAGCGTCTGCCGCCCCTGCTCCATGATCTGGCCGAGCTGCACGCGCTGGCGACTGGCCGCGAAATCGACGCCTAGATCGGCCGTATCGGCCTGAGTGTTCAGAATATCGGTGTTTGTGCGTGCGACATCGGCTTGCGCCCCGTAGGCTTTCGCCTGCAGATCATATCCAGCCTTCTTCGCCGACCCCTCCGACAACTTTCCGGCGACGTTTAGTCCAATCGACAGCAGAGACGCCATTGGTCCTCACTCCGGCACGTCGATGATCGGCGACAGCGCGAGCACCGTCGACGGCAGCGCATCGTCGCATTCGAATTCAAGCTGCGCCTCCGGCAACAGATCGCCCTCGACCGTCAGCCGCTTCTTGCCGCTGAACAGGTCCGGCCAGGCGCCCCAGCTCGTGCCCGTCTCGATCAACGGTTCCCACAGCTCGGGGTTATCCTCTTCGGAGTTGTAAACGCGCACCCGTCCGCCGCCGGTGTGCATCACCTGCACCGCGGCCTCGTGGATCGTCTTCTGCAGATCCGCCGTGCCGCCGGCCTGCGTGTTGAAATTCCGCGGCAGATCGCGGATGTAGCCACGGATCGGCAGCCCGACGATCACATCATCTGAGGGCCGGTCGAGCACGATCGTTCCGCTCGTCACGACCTTGCGCGTCTGCATTGCGCCGTCCGCCATCACCGCGACCGTCTCGCCTTCGAGGTGACCGAGCTGGGTGATCTGCGTGAGCTTCGATCCGGTGATGCGGAGACCGCAGTCGACGAACCACGCGCCGGCAGCGGTCGGCAGCGTCGGGTCGACCGGCGCGAAATAATCGGCGAACTGCTCGACGAAGCGGCGCGTCTGTCCGTTGATGGTGCGGCGGACGATCAAATAGACCTGGTCAGATCCGGACGACACGGACGGCACGCAGCACATGTGCTCGACGAACATGTTGACGCGGGGGTGCCGACAGAATGCCGACATCTGCTGCTCAGGCATCCACGTCAGCGACGCGATCGAGCCGTCGTCGAACCACATCCACAGCACGCGGAACGGGTCGCGCTGCCAGCACGTTCCGACCAACCCCTTCGCGAAAATATGCTCCGCCGAGACGCTGATCTCGCTCGAATTGAGCTGCTGCTGCTGGGCGTCGAATTTGGTGTAGTGCAGCCGCTTCCGGGTCCGCCCGACGAACATCACGCCGCCATCGACCGCAACAGCCACTTGCGGCGCCGAGCCATCCGATCCGATCGGGTACGGCTTCATCGTCTTCGGCGTCAGCGCGTCGAAGACATTCGGGCCGCGCAGCACCCACTCGATATCCGACGTTCCGAGCAACAGGGGACCTGATGGCAACGCCCACTTGATCTCGACCAGAGATCCGTCGGGGGCGATGACGCGGCCGGCAATCGCATCCGTGTCGTCGGCGGCACCAAGATCGAAATTGCGCGCGTCGTCGTCGGCTGTCAGCCAAAAGATATTCCCGCGATACCATCCGAGCCTCGGGTAGTTGTAGGCGACCAGCTCCGGCCAACCCTTCCCGGACGTCCAGGCAGGCGCTGACCACCGCGGTGTCGCGCCGCTGACGACGCTATCCGGCAGCCGCTTCACGACATCAGCCGTCGCCGAATTCGCACTGATGAACGCCTTGATCCGCACAATGCCGTAGCCAGAGTGCAGATACCGCCAGGTCTGCTTTCCAGCTCCCGCCGACACATCCCCCTCATTGTGAACCGGGGCATTCACGCCGGCTGCAGCCGTCACCATCGCCTGATAGACGTTGCCATTCCAACGCCGCTGCGCACCGGCCGGAACGCTGTCCTCGGCCGCGCTCCACCCCGGCGTCAGCGACAGGTCGCGGTCGTCGAGCCGCATCACACCGCCGACCATGTCGGCGGAGAAGGGCGAGCCGGATCCGGACAACGCAATGCCGGCTCCGGTCACAGCGCTCGCCTGGATAGTCTTGCTGGCGTCCGTGTTCTCGGTGTCGACGGGTCCGCTATCGGACACATAGGCCGAGCACGACCAGCTCAGGTTGCCGGATCTGACGATCTGCTGCGGCTGCTTCGTCCCGCTGGCAACGAAAATCGTGTCGCCCGCCTGCGCGGCGCGGAGGTTCGGCAGCTCGGTTTCGGTCCACGGAACAGCCATCTCGTAGGGCGTCGTGTCCGGGTTCTGCAGAAATCCGCCGTCCCTCACGAACCGCGCCACGCCGCCATTGATCACCAGCGCGTAATAATCGGTCGACGATCGCCGGAACGGGATCAACGCGCCGCGCTCGGCCTCGTTCTTCAGCTCCAGCACCAGGCGCGTTCCGGGCGCGCGGGTCGCGCCGCCGCCCTTCATCACCACGTAGTTTTCCAGCTTCTCGACGGCGATCTGGTACTTTGCCAGATCGGCGCGGACCCCTAGCTGCGGGCCGAGCTCGCCGCCGGCGAAGCTGACCCGGTCGATTTTCGCTGCTGCGCCCATCACCTCACCGATACGACCGGCCGCCGCCGCGGCGCGCCATCACCCACGATGTTTCCGGCCGGCTGCACTGCGAAGGCCGGCTTTCCTTCGCGTCGATCGAAGCGCCTGTGCTGATCCGGTCCATCGCCAGCGCACGCTGGCTGTCGGACCAGCTTTGCGATTTGCCGAGCTGGGTGGCGCCGTAGGACGCCAGCAGATGCCCGAATCCTGACAGGAAAATCGGGTCCCAAAGCCGGACAGCTTCAATCCGGCGCGTGCAGCAGACGCTCGGCTGGGCAATGTTGGTCACCAGCACCATCGCCTCGACCGCGACACCGCCGACGCTGGCCTGCCCGCTTTCGACCGCCCATTCGCGGCGATTGTCGCCCTTGATGTAGCGAACGCGCAGGCAGTCGTCGGGGAGCGGATAGCGCAGCTTCAGATCGCCGGAGCCCGGCACCGGATCGAGCGCGGGCGTCACCCACGCCGTCGCGAAATTCCACGGCTTCTCGCGCAGCAGCTCGTCGCGCGCCAGTGCGAAGAACTTCCGCATACAGCGCGCGCGCGTGGTGGTGTCCGACATGGCAGCGATCTCGGGAAGCCCGAGATGTCCCAGCGCCAGATTGGCGGCATATTCCTCGGTCCCGACCGCTGCGGTCATTTGAGTGCCCCGTGACGCGAGCGACGGCAAGCCGCGCGTGCGCGGCTCGCCACGACGCTCGCCGAACTACTTCTTGCTGTAGAGCAGATGGCCGCTGACCGCCGCGGTTGCCGAAGCGTCCGCCTTAGTAGTCAGTACGACGTCGTATTCGACGCCAGGATCATTTGCCAGTCCGAGCAACTGCCAGACCGCCTTTCCCGCATCAGCGACCGCGATCGACGCGAACGGGTCCTTCGTTCCGGCAGCGGCAAGCGTGAGACCATCGGCAAAGATGTCGATATCCACGACTGCGCCATCCTTGTACACACCGATGTCAGCATCGCTGACGCCGGTGATGGCGCCATGCTTCAGCGTCGATAGGCCCGCGATCGGGATTGCGCTCGACGCGATCTTGCCGAGATAGAACTTCGAGTTCGCGTTGTCGCCGTTGGTGATATTGAACGCAGGAACGTTGATGGACCGCATCCGGCCTTCGGCCAGACCGGGCGAGACAAGAACGACAGACGTCGGGTCCTTCGCGCCCCCCGCATATTTCGTCACAACTGCCATTTGGCTCTCCTCATGTTGGCAGCGATGGATAGCGCGGGCGGCTCATCCGCCCGCGCACGGCTGGCGTCACTACTTCTTGTTGAGGATCTTAACGACCTTGTAGTCCTCCGACCGGGTCGCAACTTCCCATCCTTCGATGTAGGGGTGCTCGCGGTACTGCTTCGACGGGTTCGGCGCCGACTGGATTGTCATCGGCATCGCAGGCCCCCAGTGCATGGTGCTCTTGCAAAACAGACCAGCCTGATAGGTGCTGGCGTCGTACAGACCGAGCCGCTTGGTGATGATCACCGGAATATCGAAGATCGTTCGCACCCGCTGCGCCATGTCGTCGAGCTGCGCCTTCGCACGATAGTCCTTCGAAACATGGGTCAGATCGTTCCAGAGCTGCTCGTTCTCGACCGAGGTCATCGCGATGGCGAGGCTCTCCTCCTCGATTACGACGTCGTCGGTCTCCATCACCTGGATCGCGTTGAGGATCTTCTTCACCGACATATTGTTCGGGGTGCCGGTCGAGCCAAGATCGACCGGCACGGTGCGCCCTGCCCACGGAGCAGTCGACGGAACTTCGTTGCCGATCAGCCGCGGACCGAAGATCGCCCCTGCGAGCAGGGTGTTGTGAGCGCGAACATAGGCGTTGGCGCCGGCCTGCACGTATTCCGACTTGAAGTCGGTCAGAGCTTTGATCTGATCCTCCTTCTTGATCAGCTTACCCCAATCGATACGACGGGGACGAACCCACACCGGCTCATGAGTGGTCTCGATGTCCGGGGTGTCTCCGCCTTCCGGCGCATCGAGACGCGCCTCCATGGTGCCGATGATATCGGTCACCATCAGTTGCTTGCCGGAAACTCCGTCGAGGTAGTTGAAGAAGTCGTCGAACTGGCGGTTCTTTTCCTGGATCGCCTGCTGAACCTGATCCCGGTAGATGATGCGGTGTGCATCGGTGACTGGGCCTGCCATGGCATTCTCCGATCGAAACAATGGGAATTGGTTGCCTCGTCAGGGTGCGGCCGGATCTCCGGCGGGCCTGCCTATCGTTTAACGCCTGCGCTCGGCGGAGCGGCTTTCGCTCAGGTCAGGCGGGCCAGGCGCATAAAGGCGCAAGGGTGCGGCCGGGTCGGGAATAGGCTCGCCCGTTTCCAGGCGAGCCACCCCGAGAGGATTGCGCGGGTAGATGACGCAGGCAGGACCATAAGCGGCACCGGACAGCGTCAACCGTCAGAGCTTCGCAGTCGGGCCCGGAACAGTCGCATAGCTGTCGGCCCGGGTATCGGCGGCAGCACGGACGGCCTCGACAAAACGGCCGCCCCGGAACGACATGATCCAGTCGGCGCCGATCACTCGATAGTCGCCGTTCGGAACGCCGTGATCCTTGGCGTCTTTGCGGCTGTCTGCATCGATCTGCCAGACCCCGGACGAGTGGGCCGACAGAGGGATGTTCCGGGACCACCAGATCCAAACCTTCTGGACGGCCTCGACCTGTTCGTCGGTCAGTGGGTCACCGATCGCGCGCTGCCCTCGCTTGGCGTTCCCACCCGACTTGACGGGCTGCTTCGGCGGCTTTCCCTTCGCCGCCTCCTCCGCACGCCGTACAGTTGCCGTTTCGATCGCCGCCTCGACCTCATCGCGAGACGTGGCGCCACCAGCGTCAACGCTGTGCCCCTCAGCAAACTTGCGCAACTCGGCGTCACTCATCGCCGCGAGTGTCGCGCGCAGCGCGGCAATCTGCTCGTCGGTCATAACCGGCTTTTCCATTCTCCGCTCCTGTTCTGTTCGTTACTTGCGGGACCGCAATTCCAGTTCGGCTTTGCGCTTCAGGATATCGTCGCGCTCAGCCCGAACATCCTTGTGCCGCGGGTTGCGCGGATCATCGAACGCAGCCTTCCAGTCCTTATCGCCCCACTGCGCATTGAGCTTCTTCTGCAGCCCCTCGACCGTTTCGGCGCTGCCATCTCCGCCCTTTCCGGTGACGAGGCGATCCTCTCCCATCGCCTCGCCGATCTTGATGAACAGATCGACCATACCGGCGGAGCCGAACACTTTGTCCATCTCGCCGGCAACCGCATCATTCGGCGTGAAGAACGAGAAGGCGCGCTTCGCGAGATCGACTTTAGCGTCATACTGATTGCCGAACTTGGATCGCAGCGAGCGATCGAGATCGGCGTTCGCCTGCTGTGCCGCGGCCTTGAAGTCGTTGATAATCGCGTTGTCGTGCTTGTGCATGGCCGTATAGACGGCCTCGGCCTGCCACGGCAGCAGACGCGCTTCGTGCGCCGCCGGAAGGAAGACTTCCCACGCCTTTTCGTCGTGCACTTCGCCTTCGCCTGCGGCCGGAGGCGTCAGTTTGTAGTTACCAATGTCAGGCGACCAGCCGAGTTCGGCGAAGCCTTCCCACTGCTGCATATTCGCGGGGTCCGGCTTCTTGATAACGTTGCGGTCGCGCGCCATCTGGTCGGCGGATCGCAGCGACGAAAGCGCTGTCTTGATGTCTGGATAGTTCTTGCCGTCGAGGAACTTCGTCGTGTCAGCATCGAGCCCGGAATAGCTCTCGCCGCGCCACCATCCGTGATCGCCGGATGGCGCCGGAGATGGCGAAGGAGACGGCGACGGCGCAGGAGCAGGTGACGGCGTAGGCGCAGGCGCAGGAGCGGGAGCAGGAGCAGGAGCAGGAGCATCGGTCATCGGTTCTCTCCAGTTGTGCGGTCAACTTTGGTTCGTTCAAACAGGGTGGCAGGGTCGATGTGCGCGAGCTTGAAGATCTCCAGCGCGCATTGCCGGCGCCCCTCGGCGATCCATGCCTCGCGATCATTAGCCGCGTGATTGGGCGCGAACACGTAGTTGCGCACGGCGATGTCAGCGAGCGTATCCTTGTAGCTGTCGGCAAGCGCCCGATAGCCCTGCAGCACAACCCAGCGGCGGTTCGCCTTCGGCCAGACCGTGGCGAACCAACGCGGCCAGTTTTCGAAGGTCGGCTTTTTCACCGCTGCGCCCTTCCCTTTGCCAGCGTCTGCGCCTGATCGGCGTGCGACACGTCGGCGTAAACGGAGGCGGCTTGCTCGGCCTGCACGAGCTGCGCCTGCTGCGCCTGGGCTTGCGCCCGCGCCTGCCGGCTCTGCTGCACGATCATCGGGTCGAGCTTGATCGACGGGACGCCGGATCGCGCGTCGTGCAGCAGCGCGGAGTAACCGTCGATGTCGATGTCGTCGATCCAGCGCGGGTCCTGAGTGACCCCGAACATCTGCAGCTTGGTCGACACCCACGACGTCGCGCCGGCGGCGATATCCGCCTTCTGCGCCTTCGCGAACGGCGACACGAAGGTGACCGCAACATTGGCGCGCATCAGCTCCGGCGGCGGCAGGCCGATCTGGCGCACGACAACGCCCATGCGGTCGAGGATCTGCGCTCGGCGGCGGATGAACGATCCGAGCCCGCGATGGATGCGGACAAGGTTCGGCGCCAGTGATTTCAGCTCGTCGTTGGTGTAGGCCTGCACCTCCTCGGCCGTCATCTGCGGGCGCATCGCGAGCACCTGGCTGATGCTGAAGCGGAAGGCGCGGCGAACCTGGTTGCGCAGATCCTGCTGCACCTGCAGCGGCAGGGACATTTGCTTGCCCCGCTCCAGGATCTGCGCCGGCGGCTTCCCGTTCGGGCTTCCTTCGCCATAGAGAACGTTGCCCGGCTGGATATCAGCGAGCGTCATCACGTCCTCGTTTTCGGCCCACCACATCGGCTCCGCATCGAACTGGATGCCGGCGAGCGTCGACCTCGCGACCTCATCGTTGGTCCGCATGTCCGGCAGCGCGTTGCGCGCCGGCCCGCGCGCCCACGTGCGCCCTGATTGCGGCGACCACTCGATCTCATGCACCGGGAATTCGTGAAAGCCGCCCTCGACGATGAAGTCTCGTTTGTCCGGCGACACATAGACCGACTTGTAGCGCATGTACCGGCTGAACGGATTGCCCGGCCGATAGTCCGGGTTCGGCATGAGCGCGTGAACGAAGGTGATTTGCTCATCCTCGCGACAGGTCGATAGCGCCGGATGGTCGCGCCACTTGCTGCGGGCTTGTCGACCGGTCAGCCGAAACCTCCGATGAAACGTGTCAGTATCACCGTTGGCGTCGACATCCTTGTAGCACTGGAACAGAGGCAGGTTCGGCGTGATGATACGCCCCTCTCCGGCCATCTCTTCCTGCCACTCGAAGCCGGAGCCCCACATCGCCAGATCGGCGAACCACGCGGGCGCGTTCAGATAGAATTTGTCGATGGTCGGATCGAGCGACGCATAGATCAGGTTCGTGTACTTCCAGAGGTAGTCGCGCGCTGGCTTCCACTTCTGCAGATCAGGATCGTTCGGCGTCGACCATTCGAACCAGCGCTCCGCCGGGTTCACGGCCTTGGTGAAGATGCCGTTGACGAAGTCGTCGGCCGCATAGAGCGGCGTGCTGTCGAACGGGTCATCGCCATCGGGCCGGCTATCCCGCCCGTCCTGGCTGAAACTCTGGTCGGCCTGCATCAGTCGCGAGATGTCGCGCCAGCGCGGCTCTTCGATCGCGCGGGCGCTCTGCAGCTCGCCGTGACGCTTCTCGTAGTCGCCCCATGCCACAGCTATTGCCCCGACAGCAGGCGATACCCGACCGGCGGCGCGCCGAGCTGCGTCGGCAGGCCGATGCCGAAGCTCGACCCCGCCATGCGCTTCTTCCGTTCGGCGATCGACGCCGCCCGCGCGCTTTCGCTATCCTGCGCGGGAACGGCCGCCGCCTTTGCCAGATCGTTCGCCTGTTGCTGCGCGGCAAGCGCCGCATCGGCCGCAGCCTTCGCCTGCGCGGTCTGTTGCTTCACCGCCTCGGTCTGCGCATTGGTGGCGTCGATCATTTCTTGAGGCGGCTTCGGATTGAAGACGTTGGAGACCCAGTTCTCCGCCTTGTGAAACAGCGACGACAGCCAGCTCATTGGAATGCCCCTGCGGTTGACCAGCGGGAAGCTACGGCACCGGCCGGGGCGTCAACCGGCGAACAGCGAGGGCAGGATCACCTTCGGGGCCGACCGCACGCCGCGGCAATCTTCATCGCCCTGCGTTCGTCAACTAGGCCCGGCGCTTCAGCGGGTTGTACCGCTTCGATGTCCGGTTCTGCTCGCGCCGCTCCCGGCGCCCGCGCTCGATATCGTCGGTTCGGCGGCGGGCCTCTGCGGTGCCGCATTTTAGGGCGCCGTATTCGGCGGCTTCGCAGGTGTGACCGTCGAACGTCTTGGCGACGCGGCCAAGATCGTCGGTGCCGGCTGTCTTGACGAAATGGAAGGTCTGGTTGGCGCCCCGGCGCAGGGTTTTACACGACGGATCGACCAGCAGCCCCGGCTGTCCGCCCTCGCAGGTGTGCCGCAGTTTTGCGCGGACGGCTTCGTGACGCGCATCCGGGTTGTTGGTCGGCGCGAGTTCCACCTTGCGGCCGAGATATTTTCCCAGCCGCTCGCGGTCGCTGCCGTCCTCAGTACCGTCGCCGGCCCCCATCGCCGGATCGCACACCGATACGAACGAGCAGCCCTCGAACCGCGTGGTCTCGAGCCTCAGCATCGCGGTCGCCAACTCGCGCATACCACCCCGCTCAAGCGGCACTTCGGCCAGCCAGCGGAGCTGGCCGTTCGGCAGCTCCTGCGAATACACCGTCGACGGCGTCAGGCCGCCGTCGGTGCTGGTGATCACCGGCAATTCCTTGATCACCGGAATGGTGACCTTGGACATATTGCGCTCGTCGTCCCACTCACCCCAAACCGGCGCGTTCGCTCGCGTGAAGCCCGGCCGCGCATGGATCATGCGATTGATCCACCACGGCCGGTGCGCGTTCATCATCGCCGAATTTTCATAGTAGCCGCGCCCCATCGCTTCGATGTTCTCGGCGTTCGGCGACAGGCCCGAGGGCTGCTGGTGCAGCACATGGCCGGGTTTGTTGTTCTCGTAGAAGTCCCGGTACGTGAAGTGCTGGACGTCGGGAGCATTGCCGTCGCCGTAGAACCGCCCCGATCGGCGGATCACCTCGCGCGGCGGTTCGCGGCCGACACGGTCGACCAGGCCGGCGCACAACTCTTCGGCCAGCGTCGGCCACTCGTTGAAGTAACAATCGGTAAATTCGTTGCCGAGCAGATCGTCAGGGTCCATCGACTCCCCGAACGCGCGGAACCGATTGGTCAGGATGATCCGGCCGAACTGGTCTTCGAACTCAAGCACGTGCTCGGCTTCGCGCGGGCTCGCGCCCGTCCACTTCGAGCCGGGCATGTCCTTCGGAAACAGCTTCCACCACGACGGGATTGTGGCTTTCCAAACGTTGATGTACTTTTGGCGCCATGTGCCGAGCACGTATCGGCGCACCCCGTCCGCACCGGGATAGATCCTTTGGGCCTCTACCAACGCCTTCTTGCCGCTGGCAATTGTTTTGCCGGAGCCACCCGGACCGATGATCAGGTCCGCGGGGTTGCTCGCGAGGATGTAGGCGTCACTGACCGGCCCCGCGCTCCGCATCAGATTTACCGTGCCGGTCTTCTCCTGCTTGTGCAGGTGATCGACGACGTCCGGGAATTGCCGGCGAAACTCATCGTCGGCCTCCATGTGGCTCATCTGATTTCGATACGGGTTGGCCGACCCCAACACATCGGCCAGCGACGTTCCGCGCAGCATCTGCTCCGGCGCTGATACGTCGCTACTACTCATTGCGCGCAATCCCCCCGCCCCCGGTCGACTAAACCAAGGTCGCGCACCTGTGCACGGCTGACGGCGGACAGGGCCGAAGGTCGACGCGGTGAAAAAATCACGCGCTTGGGGGGCACGCGGTCGCCGCGGCTGGTTTTGGGGGGTGCCACCCGGCCACCCCCCGGGGGGGTACCCTGCC